CAGCAACGCAGCGCTCGGGGCGCCGGTCACCTTGGACGTGCGACTTGTCGAGGCGGAGCAGGTGACTTCTCCCCTATTGCCGTTCGGCAAGCTGGGGGCGGTGGACGGAATCGAGTTGGATAGTTTCGGAAACCCCGTGGAGTACCACTTACTCAGCCAACATCCGGGCGACGCCGCTGCGGTGCTGGACACGCGCTATGACACGCTCCCGGCCGCGGCCGTCATCCACTATTTCCGGTGCGATCGGCCGGGACAGAACCGGGGCATACCCGATATCACGCCCGCGTTGCCGCTGTTTGCCCAACTCCGGCGATTCACGCTGGCCGTGCTTGCAGCGGCCGAGACGGCCGCCGATTTTGCCGGCATCCTGTACACCGACGCGCCCGCCAACGGCGAGGCCGAATCCGTCGAACCGATGGACACCATCGAGCTCGAGCGCCGCGCACTGTTGACGATGCCCGGCGGATGGAAGATGAGCCAAATGACGGCCGAACAACCGGCCACCACCTATAGTGAGTTTAAGCGTGAGATTCTCAATGAAATAGCCCGCTGTCTGAGTGTGCCCCGCAACGTCGCCTGTGGTGACAGCAGCGGCTACAACTACGCCAGCGGGCGGCTGGACCATCAGACGTACTTCAAATCGATCCGCGTGGAACAGTCGCATCTGGGGCTGATCGTCTTGGACCGGATCCTCGCGGCCTGGCTCGATGAAGCCGTGCTGATTGAGGACTATCTGCCGCAATCGATGCGCGGCCTTGATCCCGATCTGTCCCATCAATGGTTTTGGGACGGTCACGAGCATGTGGATCCCCTGAAGGAAGCCAACGCGCAGGCCACCCGCTTAACCAATCACACGACCACGTTGGCCAACGAATACGCCAGGCAAGGACGCGACTGGGAGGCCGAGCTGCGCCAGCGCGCCAAAGAGAAGCAGCTCATGGATGAGTTGGGACTCACGGCCGCTGACGCGCAGCCGGCCACACCCCAGGAAAAGCAAGATGACGAAGTTCAAGAATTCGACGAAACGCCCTGAACAAGTTCCCGCGCAATTGCGGCTACTCAGCGACAGTATCCGGCTGGAGGCCGCGCAGCCGATCGAAGGCGATAAGCCGCCGCTGCGACGTTTCACCATGACGGCCTACACGGGTGGGGCCATGCAGTTGGCCGGCTGGAGGTATCCGGTCGTGATCGACCTGGCTGGCCTGCGCGTAACCAAGAAGGCTCGGCCGATCCTCAAGGATCACAATCCGAGCCAGATCGTCGGCCACACCGAGGAAATCACCGTGGAGTCGAGCACGCTCGACGTCGCGGGAGTGGTGTCCGGCGCGGGAGCGGTGGCGCAGGAGATTATCGCCACCAGCGAGAACGGTTTTCCTTGGCAGGCATCCATCGGCGCGACCGCGGACAAGGTGATCTTCGTCACGGAGGGCCGCACGGCCAGCGCCAACGGACGCGAATTCGCCGGCCCGCTCTATATCGCCCGCAAATCGACGCTGGGGGAAGTGAGTTTTGTGGCCTTGGGCGCGGACGACGACACCTGGGCGCAGGTCGCGGCCAGTGCCGATCCATCGACAGTCTTGGAGGTAACGACCATGGAGTTTGAACAGTGGGCCACGGACAACGGCCTGGTACTGGAAGGCTTGGACGAGACGAACCTGGCTGGCGTGAAGGCCCTGTTTGCCAAGCAGCAGGCCACGCCGGTTGAACCGGCGATGCCGGATCCAGTGGCCCGGATGCGGGACGATGTGGCCAAAGAGCTGCGACGCATCGAAGCCATTCACAAGATCTGCGCGGGCGAGTATCCCGAGATCCAGGCCAAGGCCATCGAGGAGGGTTGGGACGAAGGCAAGACGGAATTGGCCATCCTGCGAGCGAGCCGTCCGACGGCCCCCTCCGTGCTCCCCGCCCGTCAGGAATCACTGACCGCTTCAGTGATGGAGGCCGCTCTCTGCATGGCGGGCAAGCTGCCCCACGTGGAAGAGCACTTTCAGGAGCAGGTATTGCAGACGGCGCACGAGCGGTTCCATGGCCGCATCGGCTTGCAGGACCTGTTGCTTGAGGCGGCTTGGGCCAACGGTTACACGGGACGTTCGTTCCGCTCCGACATGCGGGGCGTGCTGATGGCGGCCTTCAGTACCTTCAGCCTGCCCGGGATCCTGTCCAATACGGCCAACAAGTTCCTGCTGCAAGCCTTTAACGCCGTGGAGTCGAATTGGCGAGCGATCGCCGCGATCCGCACCGTAAGCGACTTCAAACAGGTGACCAGCCATCGGCTCGTCGCCGATTTGATGTACGAGGAAATTGGTCCGGATGGCGAGTTGCACCACGGCAAGCTGTCGGAGGAATCGTTCAGTAATCAGGCCAAAACCTACGGGAAGATGTTTGCCATCACCCGCACCGACCTGATCAACGACGACCTCGGCGCGCTGACCGCCGTGCCGTCGCAACTGGGGCGCGGAGCAGCCCTGAAGCTCAATGACGTGTTCTGGCGCACGTTCCTGGACAACAGCACGTTCTTCAAGACAGCCAACAAGAACTACGCCGAGGGCACCGACACGGCCCTGTCGATCGACGGGCTGACGAAGGCCGAGCAGTTATTTCTGGACCAGACGGGCCCGGACGGTTTTCCGCTGGCCATCACGCCCGAGATCCTGTTGGTTCCCAACGCCCTGTACGCAATCGCGCAGCAACTGATGAACGCGACCGAGATTCGGGAAGACGGGAATACGTCCGCCAAGAAGTACCCGACCAACAACCCGCATGCCGGCAAGTTCCGCGTGCAACGGTCGAGCTATCTGTCAAACAGCTTGCTGACCGGAAATTCCACCAAGGCGTGGTACTTGCTGGCGGACCCCGCCAACATGCCGACCATCGAAGTCGCGTTCCTCAACGGTGTGGAGAATCCCACGGTGGAATCGGCGGAAGCGGACTTCCGCAACTTGGGAATTCAGTTCAGGGGCCTGCACGATTTCGGCTGTAACCGACAGGACCCCCGCGGCGGAACCAAAATGAAGGGCGAAAGCTAGTGACGGCTGCGACGCAAGGATCGTGAGTGCTGCCATGGGGGGTGTGCTTGCTCTGATGACGACTGAGGAATTCATCAAACGTTCGCGAGAGCGGCACGACGATCAGTTTGACTATTCAGCCACGCTGTACGTTGGGTTCACAAGACCCATCGATCTTATTTGTCGAGAGCACGGCGCATTTCGGACGACACCCAAGGCACACCTGTACGCGAAATCAGGCAAGTGCGTGAAGTGTTGCTCGCGACTGATCACCGCGAAACACCAATTAACCACGGAGCAGTTCATCGAGCGAGCACGCGCGGTTCATGGTGAACGCTATGTGTACGACGCGGTCGATTACCACGGGCATCGCGTAAGGGTGACCATCGTCTGCCCAAAGCACGGTCCTTTCAGCATGAAGCCCTCGCGGCACATCGGAGGACGGGGTTGTCGCAAGTGCACAAGTGACAGACTGAAAGACGAGCGCCGGTTGTCCTTTTGGGATTTCGTGGAACGCGTTTCAACGGTTCACGGGCCGGATCGGTACGAGTACGAGCTTCGAGACTTCGTCAACTTGTTCTCAAAGATCCCGATCCATTGCCCGAAACACGGTGGTTTCCGTCAGTCAGTAGCCTCACATTTGCTGGGCACAGGTTGCCCAAAATGCAGTCAATCTAACGGTGAGCGGCGAGTTCGCGAGGCATTGGTAACGCTGGGGGTCGAATTTGTTGAACAAGCACGATTCCCCGAATGCCGCGGGCAGCGATCGTTGCCTTTCGACTTCTTCGTTCCCACCCACCGATTGTTGATTGAGTTCGATGGCCGACAGCATTACGAGAACTCGGAGTTGTGGGGTGGCGAGGAAAAGTTGGCTCAAACGAAGCGGCATGATGGCATCAAGACGGAGTTCGCGGCACAGAACGGCTACCACCTGCTGAGAATCCCCTATTCGAGTATTGGCGACATCGCGGACATTGTCCTCGAGAAATTGGCAGTAACAGAAAACGTCACAAAGGAGGAAATCTGAGATATGACGCAGGCACAGTTCATTCATGACGGCTACTCCATCGATCATACGCCGGTCGCCAATATCGCGGCCGGCGCAGTGGTCGAAGTGGGGAACCGCGTGCTGGTCTCCAAACGGGACATCCCGGCCGGTACGCTCGGCGCGCTGGCCACGCGCGGCATCTTTGATGTGGTCAAAGTCTCAGGCGCGATCAGCGCCGGGGACGGACTCTACTGGGACAACGATGGCAATCCCGTGAGCGGGACCGCTGGCAGCGGCGCGGCCACCAAGACGCCCGCGAACGGGAAGTTCATGGGCTACGCGATTGCGGACGCGGGTATCAATGACGCTACCGTGCGCGTGTTGCTCCGGTCCATGGAGGACGCAAACGCGGAAACGCTGGGGCTGGGCGATCTGACCGACGTGGGACCGGTGGCCTATACCGCGGGTCGCATTCTGGTCGCGGACGGAGACAGCTACGAAGACGTCCCGGTGACGGGGCCGTTCAATCTGTCGGGCGCCGGCCTCTTGTCGTTGGACTCGGCGACCGTCGCAGCCACGGGCACTGTTCAAGGTGATGCGGCCGCCATCGCGGACGGGTTCACGCTCGTTTCGGCGGCTGACGGCACCAAGGGTGTGAAACTGCCGGCGGCAGCGGCCGGCGGGCTGTGCATTGTCAAGAACGCCGACGCAGCCAATGCGATTCTCAAGGTCTACCCGGATACGGGTGATGCCATCAACGCGCTGGGCGCCAACGCGGCCTTGTCCATGGCGGCCAAAACGTCGGCCGTGTTCGTCGCCTTCGACGCCACGACCTGGTACACGATTCCGCTGTTGCCGAGCTGAACTTCATGACCAACCTGCTCCAGACCGGATCTCAATGGCTGGGTGACCAACTGTTGGCGCACGCTGCCACGGAGGTGCAATACGTGCGCGGTCTGGAGCAGGCGCTGGTCCGAGCCACGATCGGTAAGACGGAATTCGAAATCGAGGACGGGGCGGGCATGGTCGAGCGGGTGCAGACCCGCGATTACTTAATCAAAGCCACGCACCTGGTGCTGGGCGGCAGTGTGTCGCTGCCCAAGCCGGGAGATCGTATTTACGAGACGCAGGGGAACGAGGCGCTGGTGTACGAGGTGTTGTCGCTCGGGACGCAACCGTGCTGGCGCTACAGCGATCCCCATCGCCAGCTGCTGCGGGTGCATACGAAGCAAGTTGCCTGAAGTTAAACGTTCACGGGAGTCATGGTCATGCAGGATGCCTTGTTGATTGCGAGTAACGAACTGTCGGCGTTTCTGAACGCGGCGGACAAGCGGGAACATCTGATCCAACGCTGCGAGTCGTACTTCGACAAGCTAGTCGAACCCTTGGACCTGCCCGGACCGGATCCGGTCATCGATCCGGTGCTACGTTCCACGATCCGTCCGCTGGTGGGGCGGCTGTACGACGAAGCCGTGCGCAAGTTGGAGGCTCAGAACCATGCCGTTTGAGCAGGTAGTGGGCTACATCCCGGTGGCGGCGGTCGTGGGGGGATTGCTGCTGGTGCTGTGGAGCGAACG